AGATTGTGGAGCTGCCTGCTATATTGAACGAGGGAACCGAGGACGAGAAGTCCCTTTGGCCGGAGCAGTGGCCGCTGGAGCAGTTAAAGACAACCAAGGCATCCATTGACCCCCAGTACTGGAACGCCCAGTACATGCAGCAGCCCACATCCAATGCTGCGGCAATTATCTCCCGCAAACTTTGGAGAATATGGGAGCCCGAAGAGCCGCCCAAGTGTGAGTACATAATCCAGTCATGGGACACGGCCCATGAAGTAAAGAACAATTCTGACTACTCGGCCTGCACAACGTGGGGTGTGTTCTACAACGAAGAAGAACGCGACGAGGCCCAGATAATTTTGTTGGACGCGTTCAAAGAGCGCATGACATTCCCCGACCTCAAGGCCGCAGCGCTTAAACATTGGAAGGAGTGGGAGCCTGATGCGTTCATTGTGGAGAAAAAGTCTGCGGGTGCGCCGCTGATCCAAGAACTTCGGGCAATGGGCATCCCGGTACAGGAAACAAACCCCAGCCGGGGCAACGACAAGATCGTGCGGGTCAATGCTATTGCTGATTTGTTTGCTTCGGGTAAAGTCTGGGCTCCAGATACCCGGTGGGCGCGGGAAGTAATTGAGGAAGTGGCTTCGTTCCCCAATGGAGATAATGACGACTTTGTAGACACCACCAGCCAAGCCCTGCTGCGTTACCGGCAGGGTGGGTTCATCTCGTTGGACACGGACGAGAAAGATGAGCCAATTTATTTCAAGCGCCGTGCGGCGTATTACTGAGTTTTTAAGGATTTGATATGGCAACCAATGTAGACAAAGCCCTGTATCAGCAACCACGGGGGATCGACGCGCTTGCACAAGACGAGTCGCCCTTGGAAATTGAGATTATTGACCCGGAGGAAGTAAATATTCGTGCAGACGGCATGGAAATAAGCATCCAGCCGGGGGACGACGAAGGCGAAGAAGGCTTTGATGACAACTTGGCCGAGTATTTAACCGACGGGGCGCTGCAATCCTTGGCAAGTGACTTGGCCGGTGATATAGATAACGACAAGTCCTCCCGCAAAGAGTGGGAAAAGTCTTACGTCGAGGGCTTAAAGCTGCTGGGATTGCAGATGGAGGATCGCACGGAGCCGTGGCAAGGCGCGTGTGGCGTGTTCCACCCCATGATTACCGAGGCAGTGGTGCGCTTTCAGGCTGAGACGATTACGGAGACGTTTCCTGCCCGTGGGCCGGTAAAAACCAAGATTATCGGGTTGGACGATCCGCAGGTGCGCGAGGCCGCTGCGCGGGTTGAGGAGGACATGAACTTTGAGTTGACCGAGAACATGGTGGAGTTCCGGGCCGAGCATGAGCGCATGCTGTGGAGCCTCCCAGCTACCGGTTCGGCGTTTAAAAAAGTGTACTACGACCCCAGTTTGGGACGCCAAGTGTCAATGTTTGTCCCAGCCGAAGACATTTTGCTCCCGTACGGGGCCACTGACTTGGATACGTGCTTCCGTGTGACCCATGTCATGCGCAAGACCAAAAACGAGATTATCAAGCTCCAGCAGGCGGGGTTCTATATAGACATCGACTTGCCCGACGCGCCCAAGGATCGCACCGACATCCAGAAAGCCAAAGACAAGGAAACTGGGTTCAACGATTTGGGTGATGAGCGCTATACCTTATATGAGTGCCATGTGGACTTGGATTTGGAAGGGTTTGAGGACGAAGATGACGAGGGTGAGCCCACCGAAATCATGCTGCCCTACGTAGTAACCCTAATAAAAGGTACAAACGACATCCTGTCAATCCGCCGTAACTGGAAAGAAGACGACATTTTGCGCTTAAAGCGCCAGCATTTTGTACATTATCAGTACATCCCCGGCTTTGGAGCCTATGGCTTTGGCCTGTTCCATCTTATTGGTGGGTTTGCTAAGTCGGCCACCAGCATCATGCGCCAGTTGGTCGATGCCGGTACGCTGGCTAACTTACCCGGTGGTCTGAAGTCCCGTGGTCTGCGTATCAAGGGGGACGATACCCCAATTGCTCCGGGCGAGTGGCGTGATGTGGACGTAGGTTCGGGCACTATCCGCGACAATATCCTCCCACTACCATATAAAGAGCCATCCAACGTCTTATATCAGTTGCTGGGCAACATTGTGGAGGAAGGCCGTCGTTTTGCATCAACGGCGGACATGAATGTGTCCGATATGTCGGCCAATGCCCCAGTGGGGACAACACTTGCGCTGCTGGAGCGCCAGCTTAAAGTGATGACGGCAGTCCAAGCGCGGGTGCATTACGCACTCAAGCAGGAGTTAAAGCTGCTGAAAAACCTGATCCGCGACTACACAGACGCCGATTACACCTACCAGCCCGAGTACGGAAGCCGTAAAGCCAAGCGCGGCGACTACGACTTGGTGGACTTAATTCCCGTCTCCGACCCCAACGCGGCGACCATGAGCCAGCGGGTTATTCAGTACCAAGCGGTCATCCAGATGGCGCAGATGGCCCCGGATATTTACGACATGCCCCAGCTACACAGGGGGATGTTGGAGGTCTTGGGAATCAAAAACGCGGACAAACTCGTGCCCATTGAGGACGACATGAAGCCCACTGACCCCGTGTCAGAGAACCAAGCGGCCCTTAACGGCAAGCCGATCAAGGCGTTCATGTACCAGAACCATGACGCGCACATCCAAGTCCACATGATGTTGCTCCAAGACCCGATGATTCAGCAGCTTATTGGACAAAGCCCGCAAGCTCCCAAGATCATGGGGGCAATCACAGCGCACATCGCTGAACACGCCGGATTTAAGATGCGCCAGCAAATTGAGCAGCAACTGGGCATGCCCATGCCTCCCGAAGACGAAAAGCTACCGCCTCAAATCGAGGTGGCACTCTCAGGTATGTTGGCCCAAGCGGCGCAGCAAGTTATACAGCAGAACCAAGCGCAGGCGGCGCAGGCACAAGCCCAGCAGCAGATGCAAGACCCAGTAGTTCAGATGCAGATGCAGGAGTTGCAAATTAAAAAGCAGGACTCAGACACCAAGAAGCAAAAGGTCTTGGTCGATGCGGCCATCGCCTCCGATGCGCAAAAACTGCGGGAACAAGAGGTCTCTGGCAAGTTGCAACTGGAAGGGCTTAAATTATCGACAAAACTTAAAGCCGACCAAGAACGCCAGACTTTTGAGCAAGAGCACGCCGGATTAAAACTTGGCGCGCAAATGAACAAAGACAAGCGGGATCAGGCCATGACCGCTTTGCAGTCCATTAACCAACTTAATAAGCCAAAATCATGATACAAGACTTCGCACGCGTATTGCGCGAAAAAATACGCACTGACATGAATAACTACGCCGATGATTTGGCGGGGGGAGCGTGTCGCACTTTTGACGAGTATCAAAAACTCTGTGGGGTTATCTCGGGTCTAGCCCTTGCAGAGCGTTATCTCCTTGACCTGCTTGAGAAAGTTGAAAGAGCCAATGAATAGTATTGATCTCTCCCCCGGTGCTTTTGCACTGCCTGAACCCATCCAACCAATGGATGCACCTGAACCCGAAGCAACCGCCGAAGAAAAAGCTACGCAATTACCTACCCCACAAGGGTGGAAAATATTGTGCGCCGTGCCTGAAGTCGATCAAAAGATTGCAGGGACATCACTTGATTTAGTGCGGGATACTGCCAGTTTGCGCCAAGAAGAACACGCCTCCACGGTGTTGTTTGTTATGAAAGTTGGTGCAGACGCGTACAAAGACACGGTTAAATTCCCAACAGGGCCGTGGTGCAAAGAAGGCGATTTTGTATTGGTGCGCACATATACCGGTACAAGATTCAAAATCTTTGGCAAGGAGTTCCGTCTCATCAACGACGACCAAGTTGATGCTGTTGTGCAAGACCCACGCGGATTAAGCCGCGCTTAAAGGAGTTAGTATGCCTGATGAATTTAAATTCCCCGATGAAATTGAAAATAAAAAAGTAAATATTGAAATCGAAAGCGATGCAGATATTGAAATTGAAATAGAAGACGATACCCCCGAACGTGACCGGGGCCGCAAGCCGTTAGACAAAGAAGTGCTTGACCCCACTGAGGAAGAGATTGAGTCCTACTCTGACAAGGTTAAGAAGCGGATTACGGAACTGACCCATGCCCGCCATGACGAGCGCCGGGTCAAAGAATCCGTTCTGCGGGAAAAGCAAGAGCTTGAAAACCTTGCCCAACACTTGGTGGAGGAAAACAAACGTCTCAAGCAAAACGTGTACACGGGGCAGGAAGCGGTTATTGAGGGGGTCAAGCAAAAGGCTGACACGGAACTCCAAATAGCGCGGCGTATGCTCAAGGAAGCGCAGGAAGCCTTTGACACAGATGCAATCATTGAGGCCCAAGAAGCCGTGATGGATGCCAAAATTCGGGTTGAGCAAACAAAAAATTTCCGCCCAACCCCTTTACAACAGGAAGATTTTCCTGTACAAACGCAACAAGTTCAGTCAAAACCTGTTCCCCCGGATGAAAAAACCCTGCGCTGGCAGGCAAAAAACCAGTGGTTTGGGGCGGATGGTTTTGAAGAATACACCAGCTACGCGCTAGGGCTGCATAAAAAACTAGTACAAAACGGGGTTGATCCCCGCTCTGAAGAATACTTCGATCAAATTGATGGTCGCTTACAGTCCACGTTCCCTAGTTTATTCAGGGGGGCAAAAGACAGGCCTACGTCCGGTGAGGGTTCCAGACGACCTACTACCGTGGTTGCTTCCGCATCTCGTTCTACGAGTGGAGGTAAAGTTCGGCTAACAAGTACGCAAGTTGCGTTAGCAAAGAAATTCGGTTTAACCCCGCAGCAATATGCTGCTCAAGTAGTAAGATTGGAAAATCAAAATGGCTGAAGTTCAAAACCGTACAAACCGTGATCTAGCGACACGCGAAAAAAATGTTCGTTATGTTTATAAACCGTCGAGTGCTTTGCCCGACCCTACTCCTGAACCCGGATACACATATCGCTGGATAGCGACTGCGGTACACGGCAACTCAGAAGTAATGCGGACAAACGTATCACGCAAAATGCGTGATGGGTATGTTCCGGTAAAGGCAGAGGATCATCCAGAGCTTATGATCGTTGGTAATGAGAAGTCAGGTAATGTTGAAATTGGTGGACTCATGCTTTGCAAGATTCCTACCGAGAAAGCAGAAGCTATGGCTGAGTATTACAACGGCGAAGCTCAGAACCAGATGGACTCGGTGGACAATAGCTTTTTGCGACAAAATGACCCGCGCATGCCGTTATTTGCAGACCGCAAGTCTACAGTAACGCGTGGCGGATTTGGAAATGGTATTAAGTAACTAGGAGTCTTTATGGCTTATCCAGTGGTCTCAGCCCCTTACGGGCTAAAACCAATCAATTTGATTGGTGGTCAGGTATTTGCGGGGTCAACCCGTGAACTACCTATCACCTACGGCTACGCTACAAACATCTTTTATGGAGATTTTGTAACGGTGGTTCGTGGGAACTTGGAGCGCATAAGCGTTACAACCGGTGTTGTCGGTACACTGATGGGGGTTTTCCTCGGATGTTCGTTTACTAACCCGATAACAGGACAAAAAACTTTTTCGCAATACTGGCCTGCGTCTACGCTTGCTGGCGATGCGGTAGCTATTGTCTGTGATGATCCTGATACAGTGTTTAAAGCAGTGATGGTTTCTGGTACTACAGTGGTGACTTCTGGCGCACGCGCTATGATTGGTCAAAACTTGGCAGCAGTTAACAACACAGGCAGCACTGCTACTGGTAATTCCGCTAACGCTGTTTTGGCAGATACTTCCCTAGCACTTACTGCGGCCCTGCCGATTCGTGTTATTGGGTTGGTTCCTGACTCTGTGGTGGCACAAGGTACAGGGGTTTACTCCAGTATTAGTACCGCTACCGTTACGCTTGCTTCGGCTCTTACGTTTACGCCAGTGGTTGGCTCTGACGTTGGCTCCATTGCGGCAAATGGTCAGTACATTGCCAGCGGTTCGTATGTTGCGTCCGTGACAAACTCTACAACGGTTGTGCTTAATGCAGCGCCGCTAGTAGCATTTGCAGCGGCTTCAACAATTGTGTTTAATCAATATCCAGAAGTACTTGTGAAGATCAATTTTGGTCTACATAAATACTATGCTGGAACCGCTGTTGCATAAGGAGTAACATAAAATGGCTATTTCACGCGCACAGCTACTTAAAGAGTTGCTCCCCGGATTAAATGCTTTGTTCGGTCTGGAGTACTCGCGCTACGGCGAGCAGCACAAGGAAATCTACGACACCGAGCAATCGGAGCGTAGCTTTGAAGAGGAAACCAAGCTGTCCGGCTTTAGTGCTGCACCAGTGAAGAACGAGGGTTCTGCAATTGCTTATGACAATGCGCAGGAAGCGTTCACCGCTCGGTACAACCACGAGACCATTGCACTTGGCTTCTCCATCACGGAAGAGGCTGTGGAAGATAACCTGTACGACTCCCTGTCGGCTCGTTATACCAAAGCTTTGGCCCGCGCTATGGCATACACTAAGCAAGTTAAGGCTGCATCGGTTATCAACAACGGTTTCTCCGGCAGCTATGTTGGTGGTGACGGCGTTGCTCTGTTTAGCACGGCGCACCCGCTTGTTGGCGGTGGAACCAACAGCAATCGCCCAGCTACGGCTGCTGATCTGAATGAGACTTCGTTGGAAAACGCAGTTATTCAAATTGCCGCTTGGACGGACGAGCGCGGCCTGCTGATTGCTGCTAAGCCCAAGAAGTTGATTATTCCGCCAAATCTGATGTTCGTTGCTACCCGTCTGTTGGAAACCAGCCTTCGCGTTGGTACTACCGACAACGATATTAACGCGCTGAAGAACAACGGTTCAATCCCTGAAGGTTACACCGTTAACAACTTCTTGACCGACAGCAACGGCTGGTATTTGACCACCGACGTTCCTAACGGCCTGAAGCACTTTGAACGTACCGCGCTGACCAACAGCATGGACG